AACAGATCGAAATGGCTAAAACCGCCGCGCGGGAGCTGGTGAGCAAGGCCGTCAGCATTGTTGCTTCCGGCGGGCGGAAGACCGTGCAGGCCGAACTTGGCAAAATTACCGTAGGCAAGGGTCTGAAATGTGAAATTAAGGCCAGCGTTGCTTATGCGGACGAGCTGATTGCAGTTGCCGGCAAGCCGATTTTGATTGTAACAAATTCGGACGAAGAATTTTGTGGCGGCGAGAACAATCTGAGAGCCGATCCAGATCAGCGCGAAATGTTTGAAAATTGCAATTCTGAGTACACGCAGGCAGACGGTGAGGGCGTGCCGGATCCGGTAGCAGCAGAAGTCCCGGCTTTGGAAGACCACTCGGTTGTCGATGCCGAATTTGAAGAAGTCGAGGATTCGTTCCGCGACGACAACGACGCGGCTTAAAGCAAGGCTAAAGCAAATGACGGCGGTTGTTGTCAATATTCCCGGTCCGCCGGTGCCTAAAGGGCGCCCGCGCTTTACAAGGAGCGGTTTTGCCTATACGCCGGACAAAACCCGGAAATATGAAAAACTGGTTGCCGGTCTGGCCAAAACGGCTATGGCCGGCCGACCGCCGTTTGGCTGCCCGATAAAAGTAATGGTTACGGCGTTTATGAAAATGCCGCAGATGTCCAAAAAAAGAACGGCAGACGCGCTGGCGGGCTATGTCCTGCCGGCAGTTAAGCCGGATGCGGACAATCTGGCCAAGGCGGCGCTTGACGCCTGCAACGGCATCATCTGGCGCGATGACGCGCTGATTTGCTCGTTATTGGTTAAAAAGCGTTATGCCGCATACCCGTGTTTGGAAATCAAGGTGGTGCCGGAAGGAATTTTTAACTTATGATGAATTTGGACGAATACGAAAACAAAATCATCAATGCCGATTGTTTGGATGTTTTAAGAAAAATGCCGGACAAGTGTGTTGATTTAGTTTTAACTTTGTGCGAACAGCTGGCAGGGGAGTAGGGAAGATGGATAATAACAGATGTGAAAGAATAGCAGAATTGTTGTTAAAAGAAAATGAAATAAATAAAATAGAGCGTGTTTCCACTTTGTTTAATTGCCAAGATATAACAGCTTGTTTTGACTATTATGATGCAAATGAAGTACCGCTAACGCCTATTGAAAAAATAATGTATGCAATTCTTACTAGAGTAGTAGATTGTTTTAATGAATCTTATGATTCAGAAATACAAATTAATTTTTCACCTCAAGAGAAAATAGGATGCTATCGTGTTGATTTCGTCGTGGAAGCCTCATTTTCTGATGATAAAGTAATCATTGAATGCGATGGGCATGATTTTCATGAAAAAACAAAACAGCAAGCAAAACACGATAAGGAACGTGACCGTTATTTAATATCACTTGGTTATAAAGTTTTAAGATATACCGGATCTGAAATATATAACGATTTTGATAAAATAGAAAAGGAGTTATCAAAGCTTTTAGATATTCCATTAGGAAAATCACTATTTTCTGAAAGGAAAGAGAAATGAGCAAATATACTCCTAAACAATTTTCTCCTCGTTTATATCCCGAATGGGGTGAGCTTTTATCTGATTTACCTGCTGAAAAACAGGCAGAGATTTTTAATGCAATTCTTAAATATCCTAATGTTGAATTGAATAGCGGTATTTGGAGATTTATTAAATCTCAAATTGATAAGGACTATGAGGAGTTTTTAGAACGCAGCAATAAAAACAAAGAGGCGATAAAAAACTATTGGGACAAGAAAACGATTGATAACCAAAGTATTCAATCGTTGGAAATTTCTCAAGAGCAGGAAACACACGTTGACGAAACGACAATAGAAGAAACGAACGTTAACGAACGTTATCCTTCGTTAACTATCGATAACGAAGGTAAACCTATAACAAATAACATAAACAGGAACAAGAACATAAACGATGAACATAAACAATCTGTCGCCACTTGCTTCGTTGAGCAAGCTGAGCGACTGGCTGATATTGTGCGAAGTCGTAAAAATATCAAAATCAATCAAAACAAAATTACCTCCTGGGCAAAATCTTTTGAACAACTCCATCGGATAGAGGGGGTAGCCATTGAGCGTATCGATAAGGCTCTTGGCTGGTACGGAGAACATGTTGGGGAGCAATATGTTTCTGTTGTTGAAAGTGGGAGTGCTTTTCGCGAAAAGTTTTTGAATCTCGAAGGGTGTATGGAGAGGCAAGAAAACCAATCGAAACTCAAGAACAGCTCAAAAATGGAGAAAGAGCGCCACAATTTCGACTGGATTTGACGGGGTGAAAAATGGAAAAAGAACTTGAAATATTAAAACATATCAACGAGTTGTATGTTGGAGATACGACTGACGAGGAAATTATCCGTTTTGCCGAGAAAAACACCGAAAAAGTGGCGGCATGGAAAGCGGCGTTTGTCAAGTATGACTTGGTCGATGTTTTGCAGGCGGTTGATGAATACTGGAACTTTAAAAACAACAAAACCAGTCCCCGGGTTGCCCAGATTTTGGCGATTTTGAACTCTAAAAAAGAGGTCGAGAAAGACAGTTTTTCCGTTGATGCTCAAGCCTCACGGTTTGACGAGAGTAACTGGCGGTATTGGGTGGGGATTGATTTGGCGCGGGCTTTGATGATACGCGGAGGCAATAAAAACCTGCGATTTTGGTGCAAAAAAGCCGTTGACGCTATTTTGGCCGAGCGCGTTGACAGGTTGCCGGAAGCCCGGTTTTGGGATTATGGCCGGAAAGTCAAAGAGTGCTTTGAACTCGGTTTTTTTGATGATGTCGACGAGATTGCCGAGAATATTCGTCAACACGAGATTTTTGGTAAAGAAAACGCAATGCCGGTATCCGTGAAAGAAAGCGGCAATTGGTTGGCTTCACATTGGAAGGCAGGTGCGTGATGGTTGAAAAATATGTTTTGCCGGAGAAATGCCGGGCAGATTTTGTGAAAGAAAACGGGGTTTACAGAAAACTTTCAACAATAGAACGGTACTGCCGTCGCGGGTACTTGTCAATCGTCAAAGGCTACAGCGGAGAGGAGCGTTGTGCGGCCGGCCGTAGATTATATGCTGATTTCTTTCGCGGCGGATTGAGTTCTGCCCGGGCAATAGATCCGTCGATTATAAGGGTTGACGGTGACGTTGGCGGTAATTGTGAAAATAAAGAATATTTCCGCGGGTGCTATGATCGGGCTATCAGAGAGATTCCTGCCGAATTTTACCCGGCCGTCCACCGGGTGTGTATTGAAGATCAGGATCTTGCCGCCGACGGAAACAATTATTGTCGATATAACACGTTATTTGCGGATCGGCGCGATTTGTGCCGCGGTCTTGATCGGTTAATCAAATTTTATTTAAGCAACCACTTGAAATTGTATTTTGTCGACTTATCTAAACTTTCGCATTAACTAAAAATTAACTTTTGGAGATAAGCTTATGAAGTTTGATATTGTACAATGGTACTATTTTTTAATCATCATTTTAGGAATCTGGAGCGGTTGGAGAAAAGGGGAGAGATTCCGTTTGCTTCCACGGTTTGCGCTTGAACTGCCTATTGCAGGGCGGGTTTTGCAATGGATTTGAAAAGAAGAAAAAAAGCCGGGGATTAATTCCCGGCTTCTTTTTCGTGATTGTATTCAAAACACGCCCAAGCCGAACGGCTGTCGTGCCCGTCTTTGAGGTTGTTGGCGGCGAGAAAAGAAAAATATGATTGCGGGTTAAAATTTACCAGCCCGACTTTGCGTCCGAGCTCACGGGCGGCGATGTATGTTCGCCGAACCATGGCTGTGTGCACGGAAAGCGGCAAGTCGCCAAGTCCCGGAATCAGGTCGCGGCAGCCCTCCGGGTAGACAATCAGGACAATCTGCGTATCCTTTGCCGCGGAAAATATTTTTTCAACACCTTCTTTGACAACCTGATTGATTTGCTCAAACAGGGTTGTGATTTTGTTACAGGCAAGTTCTGAGACAAAGCTTTTGCCGCTTTCCCAGCGTTTGATGGTGATGACGCTTTGTACGCGGTGAAATGCGGCGGCTTCAGCCTGACTGAAGCCGAGCGTCTGGCGGATGGTGCGATATTCTGCGGCGGTGAGGTATCCTTTTTTGGTCATTTTTTTAATAGACCTTCTTTTTCTAAATATGCTATTGCCGCTTTTTTATCGCCGGCGCGGACGCAGTTGTTTATGTGGCGTGTGATATATATGTCGGCAGGACTGCTGCAGTCTGTTTTATTATAATTGTCTTTTTCTGCTGCTTTTTTGATCTGATCGAAAGTGTATCTCATGTTAATTCTCATTTAGAATTTTAAGGCCTGCCCCTTTGGCTTCCTTTTATAAACTCATTATATGTTACTTTTGGTAACATGTCAATGCTTTTTTATAAAAAAATGTTGTTTTTTAATTCTTGACATTTTCTGAAAGACGTGATACAAAAAGAGCATACTCGATAATTGTAGGTGTACAGTTATCGAGTTTTTTTATTCCCGCTCTGCCGTGGCATCTTCTTTCTTGTTCACGGCATCGGGCTTTTTTTATTTCCCGGGGGCGGTTTTCTGTTTCCTTAGCCGCTCTTCGGGGATTTTTTTTGAGATTTTCGGAGTAAAAAAAGATGAACCGGGGTGATGAGAAAAATGGAAAAAAAGTCAAAAAACAAAAACGGAAAGGAGAAGAAGAAAACCGCTAAAAAAAGCGAAAACAAACGCGGGCGGCCGACAATCATCACTCCGGAAATTATTGCTAAACTGGAGCAAGCTTTTTCACTTGGTTGCAGCGATCTAGAGGCTTGTATTTACGCGGATATCGGGAAGACGGCGCTCTACGATTATCAGGAAAAAAATCCCGAATTTACGGAGCGAAAAGAGGCCTTAAAACAAAAGCTTGTTTTGAAAGCAAGAACCATTGTGGCAAATGCACTTGAAAAAGAAGATGAAAACACTGCCAAGTGGTATTTGGAACGCAAAGCACGGGACGAGTTTGCTGCCAAACAGGAGGTGGCTGTTGGAAATCTGGAAAGTTCGCCGTTCAAGATTGAGATCATCGATTAATGTATTGTTACAAGAAATTCAAACCGCTGTTTGAAATGACGAGCGGGCGCTTTGACACGTTTGCCCTGACCGGCGGGCGCGGCTCCATGAAGACCGGACACGCGGTGCGCGCGGTAATGGTTGAGATGATGAAGCGGCGTCTCAGGGTGGTTTGTTTTCGCGAAACAAAAACCAGCCAAAAGGATTCGCTGATTAATGAGTTCAAAGAGCTGATCGACGGCGAGTTTAAGGGGCGCGGATTTGTCTCGAACACTGAAACGATAAAAAATGTTTTAACCGGGGCGACGGTTACCTTCTTGGGTCTTCGCGATGCCAACGATAACGCCCGTGAGGCGATCAAGGGGTTGGCACAGGTTGATATCTGGCTTGTTGACGAGGCGCAGGCAGTGTCTGCCGGCGTGTGGGATGTTTTGTTAAAAACAATCCGCAAGGAAGGTGCAAAACTGATTGTGATTTACAACCGGATTGACGACGATTTGCCGGTCGAAAAAGCGCTTTTTCTGGATTATTATAACAAGGCGGCGCCGGAAAAGACCTATTTTGTCGAAGTGAACTATCCCGAGCTTGAACACACGGGGCTGCTTTCCGATAAATTCATCGGATACGCCGAGCTGGTTAAGAAAAACAAACCGGACGAGTTCGAGCGGGATTATTTGAACAAGCCGCGCGGAGCAAACGTGGCGCGGGTGGTTAAATACTGGAGCGCGGAGAACGTTGTTGAGAATATACGCTATTTTGAGGAATATGACATATACTGGAGCCTTGATTTCAACGTTAACCCGGCAATGTCGGTTTTGGCGCATTATGACAAAAAGAATTTTTTCGTGTTCGACGAAATCGTCTTAAACAACGTGATTACGCAGGATGTTGTCGATGAGTTCATCAGCCGCTATCCGCCGGACAAGGTCAAAGGCGTAGTACAGATTTGCGGGGACGCCAGCGGCAAATATCGCAAGACGCAAAGCCGCTATTCCGACTACGCGATTATTCAAAACACGCTGAGCCGGGCGAATTATCAGACGAATTTCAACCTTCGCCGGTTTAACCCGCCGATATTAAACCGGATCAACGCTTTTAACCGGCAGGTTTTTGATGTGGAAGGGAAAAGGCATTTTTTCGTTCACCCGCGTTGCAGGTGGTTGATCTACAATATGAGAAAGCTTTGTTTTAAGCCCGGAAGTTCAATTGTCGATGCGCCGACCCCGGCGGAGGTGGAAGAAGACGAGGACAAGCTTTATTTAGGCCATATTTTTGATGCGGCCAGCTACATGGTGGAATATTTCAAACCAGTTGTGAGGGAATAAGATGTTTGAATTTTTGGTGGAGAAAGAAACGGAAGCACGCAAGCTCTCGGAGGCAGAGGCATCCAGAGTTGCCGCCGACGTTGGGGATTTGTGGAAAGACTGGGACGAGGCACGTTCCAAGCAAAAGGCAATAGCTGAAAAGCTGCGTCCGGAAATCTACCTTGACGACCGGCCGGCCAAAGAGCGCGGCGAAGGAAACTGGAAGTCTGACGTTCATTTGAACAAAATATACTCGCTTTCGCAGACGCAGCAGGCTTTTATCTGGGACAATATTTATTCCAACAACGAAAAATTGTTCGATGTGGCGGGGAAAGACGACGATTCCGGCGAGTTAGCTAGGCTGCAAAAGGCAAATCTTGTCAATATCTTCTATCAAATAGGTATTCAGCGCAAGCTTGACCGGGCGATCGAGTATTTGCTCTCTTGCGGCGAGTTTTGTCTGTTTATCGGCTGGAAAACCAAATACCGGCAGATCCGCCGGCGGATGACTTTGGCCGAAGCGTTGCAGCAAAAGGGGCTGGAAGCGCTTTTTTCCGGCCAGAACTACGGCATTTTTAATCAGGAGATATACAACGGGCCGTCGGTTGAGCCGATTGATCCGATGAATTTGACCTTCGATCCGAAAATTAACCCGGAAGACGGCGAGAAATGGGACGAATGCGGCAAAATAGTCAAGGAATGGCTGACTTATGACGAGATTGCCTCAAACAAATTCTATAAATTGAGTCGGCAGCAGCTTTCCGACATCAAGACCATGCTTGACAAGAAGTCGGTTGAGGAAGATGACACGGAAACCGAAAAGACGGATGATGTTTTGCAGGAAAACCGGATCGAGGTTCTTTCCTACTGGGGAAACTATACGCTTGACGACGGAACGGTTTTAAGAAACTGGAGCATTGTTGTTGTCGGGCGGAAATATCTGGCCGTTTTCGAACACAACCGCTTTATCGTCAACCCGCTGGTGAATATGGCTGTTTTCCGCGATTATGAATCAAAACGGGGAATTCCGGAAATATGGTCAATCTATGACATAGCCAAAGAACAGGAAAACAAGGTTAATCTGCAAAATGATGCGCAGGCCTTGAACCTGAACCCGCCGGCATACGCGCCGCAGGGCTTTTTTATTAAAGACGAGATAAAACTTGCACCCGGCAAACAGATTGAATACAAGCCCGGGCTCGACGATCCGTCGGCGCTGATCAAAATGCAGTTTCCGCTGATTTCAAACGAGCAGATCATTGAGTATTACGACAGTACGGCATCGACGGTTTCCGGCATTTTTCCCAATATGCAGGGTCAGGACGAGGCCAAAGACGCGACCGCAACTGAAATACAGGTGAAAGTGCAGGGGCAGACGACGAGGCTTGCCAAAACGCTGGACGCCATCAAGCAAAACGGCATTGTACCGATGGTGGAAAAAGTAGCGGCGCTTGATGCCAATATGAAATTCGGCAATGAGGTTGTCTATGTTGAAAACGACGGCATGAAGACGGCAGTTGTCATCGGCGACACCGTGCGCCAGGGCAATTATGAGTATCGCTATACCGATAACACCGGCATTGCCCGCAAACTTGCCAAAAATCAGGAGCTGATCCAACTTTTGGGCAATGTCTGGAATGATCAGGCGGTTCCACTCAATAAAGTGGAAATCGTCAAGGATATTCTGACAAATGCCGAATTTGAAAATGTGGACAAATACTTTTTAACACAAAACACGGCCATGCTGCCACAGCTTGCGGGAAACGCGCAACCGTTGCCGGTGGCAGGTCTTGAAACCCAAGAGGTGACAAATGGACAAGCAAACGGAATTGATACGCTTGCGTGATGCGTTGGCAACAAAAGACGGGCAGCTTATTCTGGCGGAATGCCGCCGGTATATGGTTGAAACCGCCTGCCGGGTCAATGCGCCGGCCGAATGGGTTAAAGGCATGGGGCTTCTTATCGGGCATCTGGAAAAAGTGCCCGGAGAATGTCGCATGAAATTTGAAAAACAATAAAGGGCCTTAAATAAAGGTTCTTTTTTTTATGGAGAAGAAAGAAAATGACCGAAGAAACCACACCCGAGGAGAATTTGACGACCGATACTTCCGCAGCCGAAAATGCGGCTTCCGACACCGCGGCAATTACAACCGCGCCGGAAACAACGGCCACGGAACCGGAAACCGAAGAAACTGAGGCGGAAGAAAGCGGCGAAGAAGAAACTCCGCAGCTTTATGCGGGGAAATATAAATCTGTTGAGGAACTTGAAAAAGCTTATAAGGAAAGCGAGAAATTCGTTTCCAAAGCCAAAGAGTATGAAAAGCAGCTGAAGGCTTACCGTGAGGCGGAAGAAGCATCAAAAGCCGAGCGAGAGGCTGAGGCAAAGCGCGCAGGATTTTCCGATGACGCCTCAAGACAGTTTGTTTTTGAGGTAAAAAACCGGGAGTTCATGCAATACGTACGTGCGCTTGAAACGCTTGACGGTGAGGCAAAAGCCAAAGCCGCGGCGGCGCTCTCCCGCTATCAGTACACAGTGAACCCAAAGGATCTGGAAACGGCGCAAAGCTTTTTTCCGCCGATGGTGATTGCTGAGATTGCCAAGGATACCGCTTTGTTTGAAGAAGAACGCGCGAAAGTTCATGAAAGTGAACGAATGACGCGCAAGCTCTCCGAAAGCAAGGCAAGACTTGAAGCTTTTGCCAAGGAAAGCGGCGACTGGCTGAACGCAAAGGAAAGACAGGAGATTGTGGCTTTGGCTATCAACCTGACCGGCGGTGAAGCGGATTTGTCGGAGGTTAAAAGGCTGATCGACATGGCGGAGAAAGCTGCCGTTGACCGTTATATTGCAGAAAGCAAAGCCGCTGCCGAAAACCGGGAAATGCAGGGAAGCCTGACCGCGCCTAATAACAATGCGCCTGCGGCAAAAGGCGAAACGTGGCTGACCCGTGAGGATTATAATAATTTGAGCGAGGCCGAGTTCGATAAACAGTACGATAAGATTGCGCGGCAGATTGAGCTTGAAAAGGCCGGCAAGCTGCCGCGAATGCTTACTTTGTAATTAATGAATTTTAATTTTACACCGTCTTTTGGCGGTATTTTTTTAGGAGTAAAGAAAAATGTCAGCAAATGCAGAGACGCTTGAAAGACAGGCCGCGAAACTCATTCCCGAGCTGTGGTCTTTGTCTTTGAACAAAAAGCTGGATAAATCCGGCGTTGGCATGAAAATTGTCAATAAAATTTATGAAAAAGATATCAAAAACTATGGTGATACGGTTCATATCGGGGAAATCGGCGATGTTACCATCTCTGATTATTCAGAGGATGAATCCGATGGTGGCGTAACCTATCAACGGGTGGATGCAACCAGCCAGGACTTGAAGATCGATCAGAGCAAATCTTTCGGTATTTTCTTGTCCGACATCACGCAAAAACAGTCGAATATCAAAGATTTGCAGGCAAAATTTGAGGCCAGAGCCAAAACTGCCGTCGATTTGGTTAAAGACACTTTTATTCTGTCGGCTTTTTCGGAAATTCCGGCGGAAAACAAAAAGGGGACGAATACGGCAATCACGCTGACCAAAGATAATGCTTATCAGGTGTTGGTCTGGCTTGCCAAGACCTTGAAGAACAACAATGCCGTTCAGACTAAAAACGATCAGGTTTTTAAGTCTAATCAGGCGGCCGGTGAGGCGATGCCTTATGTGGTTATCAATCCGGATGTGGAAGCGATTTTAATCCAGTCGCCGGATTTTATCCACGCAACCAACGCCGGCGACCGTGTTTTGCGCGAAGGTTCCATCGGTACCATTGCCGGGCTTGATGTACTGGTCTCGACCAACCTGCCGACGACCACCGGCAAAGTCAACATCATGGCCGGGATCAACGCCGCGATCGCCTATGCCGGGAATATCTCGAAAATTGAGGCGATGCGCGACAACAAATTTTTCGGCGACAACGTGCGCGGGCTTTATGTTTACGGTAAAAAGGTCGTTTTGCCGAAAGCCTTGGCCGGCGTGGTCGTTGATGTGTCGGCGGCTGATAATATTGATAGCAAGGCCGGTGGCGGCAGTTAGTCGTAAAATGATGTGAGGGGGGAGGTTTTCCTCCCCTTTTGATTTTATTTTTTGGAGAAAAAGCGATGGATGAAACGGATATGTCAAAAAAGATACTCGGCAGCCAGACGGATAATGAGCCGGAAGAAAAAAAGACGGCAAACTGGCTGGCGGACAATGTAATCTGGTATGTTTCCAAAAAAGGCTGCGGAACTTCCGTTTTTCTCGGTCCGATGGCGGAAGCATTGATGAACGGCGGGGACAAAAGAAAAGCCAAAAGCGGCGTTAAACGCATAGAAAGCACGACTGGTTTTGTTTTTGCCCGTAAATAGCAAAGTGAGGAAAAATGAGGAATTTTCAGCAGATTGTCAAAGACGTTTCCAACCTTAAATGGTCGACGGTCGTTCTGGAAGAGGCATTTGCCGAGGTTGAGGACAACGTCAAACTGGCAGTACGACAGGCAAATTCTTATATCTTCGGGTTAAAGGATTTTCCTTTTCGCATAAGAAAAGGCGGATTGACCACCAAGGAAAACGCTTTTCCGGCGCCAAACGGTGATATCTTGCAAATGTGGATGCAAGACGGCAGCCGTTATTTGCAAAAAATCGCGCCGGAAGACGGCGATCTGCTGGATATGTCTAAAACCGGCCGTCCGGAACTTTACTGGGCGGATTTCGGCGATAACGGGGCGGTTGTGCATTTGTGGCCGGTGCCTGACCGGAAATATGCCTTTTTTTACCGCTACGTTAACAATATGAAAGCGCGCGACGCAGCCGGCAATGAGAAATTCAACCTTGAAAATTTGGACGACGTGGTCAACATCCCGGACAACCCGGCGATTGAAGACTTGTTTATGCATTGCCTTTACACCAAGTCGATGGTCTACCTGATTGCCGACGAAACGGACGAAAACTATCAGCCGTATGAGCGGGAGTTCCGGGAGGCGTGGTATAATTTGCTGGACATTGCAGGTATTAAAAGAGCGCCAAAGCTGATGATATAGCGAAAGATTAAAAGATGGATTTGGCAATACAAAATTTTCGCGGGATACGCAAGGTTAATCCGGTTGTCGATGTTGTGTCGGGTGCGGTGCTTTCGGCCGTTACTTGCCGCAATACCGAGCTGCGTTATACCGAAAAAGGCAATAATGTCGGTATTTTTACGGCGGCCGGAAACCAGATTGTTTCCGCTTGT